CGCAGCAATCTACCGAATATCTTTTGGCGTGATATTGCATAAAAGTGCCTAACGCAAAACAATTTAGGGCAGCACGAAAATATGGGTATCGTAGCGGTCTGGAACTAAAGGTATCTGACTACCTAACAGAACTCAAAGTAGACTTCTTGTATGAGCAAGTAAAGATTGAGTGGGAAGACCTAGCGTACAGAACCTACACACCAGACTTCGTGCTGTCCAACGGCATCATTATTGAAACAAAGGGTATGTTCACCGCAGCAGATAGACGCAAGCATCTGGCTATTAAAAAGCAGCATCCTAACTTGGATATTCGTTTTGTGTTTGAAAGTAGTAGACGCAAATTACGTAAGGGTGCTAAGTCTACATACGGTGAATGGTGTATTAAGTATGGCTTTAGATACTATGACAGGATCATTCCTGAAGATTGGTTGAAGGAGAAGGGCAAGAACAAGCACCCAAAGTTTATTAAGTTTGGCGGCACAAAAGTGAAAAGGAGATAACTATGAGTATGATGGAGAAACTAGCTAAAGAAGTAAATGAGGAAGATTTCCTTATCCGTGTCAGGCCATTCGCTAATGACGAGGGTAGGTGGTCAGGTGAAGTTGACATATCTATTATGGCTATGCCAGATAATCCTATGGATGATGAAGACTATTATCAGGTGATGCACTTTGCTAAGATGATGTGTGCCGCTGTACCTGTTATGGAAGAAGTAGAAGAATTACGCAATATTGTACACGAATACGTAACAAAAGTTATTGACACAGAAGTGAATATTGATGTAGAACTAGAGGAAGAAGCAGGTGTAGAAAAGACCTATGACGGTAACGTAGTACACCTACACTTTAACACAAAGACAGGGGGTTCCGCATGAGTAGACACGAAAAATTTATGAAGATAATGAGGGAACAAGAGGAGTTACGTATGGCACAAGCAAATAAACAATCAGATGTAAAACAAATGTGGCCTTCAGCAGATTCTGTTGATATGGTTAATAGCCCACCCCATTATAATCAGGCAGGTATTGAGTGTATTCAGGCAATCTCTGCCGCAACCGATACTGGATTTAAATACTATCTGCAAGGTAACATTATGAAGTATCTCTGGCGTTTTGATTACAAAGACAAGCCGTTAGAGGATTTGCAAAAAGCCAAGTGGTACTTGGATAAGTTAATTGAAGAGGTAATGGCAAGTGATAAGAGTTAAAATGTTTATTACTATTGACATTGACGATGAGGAGTATCCTGTACCGGCTGACGGAATGGTTGGAGAGGAATTAGAAGATGGCATCCAAGAGTATTTCTATGACATAGAAGGTGCTACTATTAGAAACATAAAAACAATTACGGAGTAACCAACATGATAAGCAATCAATTACCAACAGACTACCAAAACTTTATAGCACTTTCACGTTATGCACGGTGGAAAGAGGATGAACAGAGAAGGGAAACATGGAGTGAAACTGTACAAAGATATTTTGACTACATGTCTAAGCATTTGTCTTCTACTACTGGTTATAATCTACCAGATACACTAAGAGGTGAACTGGAAGAAGCTGTACTCAACCAGTCTATCATGCCTTCTATGAGAGCGTTGATGACCGCTGGGCCAGCACTAGATCGCTGTCACGTAGGTGGATACAACTGTTCCTATGTGCCTGTGGATAGCCCTCGTGCGTTTGATGAAACAATGTATATTCTTATGTGTGGCACAGGTGTAGGCTTCAGTGTTGAACGCCATCACGTAGAGAAACTGCCTATTGTAAATGAAGATTTTCATACTACAGACACAGTAATCAAGGTAGGTGACAGTCGCCCCGGATGGGCAAAGTCATTGAAGGAATTGATTGCTATGCTTTACACTGGACAAGTTCCTAAGTTCGATGTCAGCGAAGTGCGTCCTGCAGGTGCAAGGCTAAAGACTTTTGGTGGTCGTGCGTCTGGTCCACAGCCCCTTGTTGAACTCTTTGAGTTTTGCATTGAGAAGTTCAAGGGTGCTGCTGGACGCAGGCTGTATCCAATTGAATGTCACGACATCATGTGTAAGATTGGTGAGGTTGTGGTTGTAGGTGGTGTACGCCGTAGTGCATTGATTTCATTGTCTAATCTTAATGATGACCAGATGCGTCATGCTAAAGCAGGACAGTGGTGGGAGCAAGAAGGGCAACGTGCATTGGCAAATAACTCTGTAGCCTATAAAGAAAAGCCACAGATGGGTACATTCATGCGTGAGTGGTTGTCTTTGTATGAATCTAAATCAGGTGAGCGTGGTATATTCAATCGTCAGTCAGCTAAGAAGCAGGCAGCTAAGAATGGTCGGCGTGACGCAGAACAAGATTTCGGTTGCAACCCTTGCAGTGAAATTATCTTGCGTCCTTATCAGTTCTGTAACTTGTCTGAGGTAGTAGTACGTGAATCAGATACAGTTGAAACACTGAAAGAGAAGGTACGCCTTGCCACTATTCTTGGCACATTCCAAGCAACACTGACTAACTTCCGTTATCTGCGTAAGATTTGGCAGAAGAACACAGAGGAAGAAAGACTGCTTGGTGTATCGCTTACAGGCATCATGGACAACGAACTGACAGCAACTGCTGGTGGTAAGTTAGAAACTGTACTTGAGTTGCTACGTGCCGTTGCCGTTGAGGCTAACAAGGCTATGGCTAAACAGCTTAAGATACCACAGTCAACTGCTGTCACTTGTGTGAAGCCTAGTGGCACTGTGTCACAGCTTACTGATGCAGCTAGTGGTATTCATGCTCGTCACAATCCATACTACATACGTACAGTGCGTGGCGATAACAAAGACCCATTAACACAGTTCCTTATTTCACAGGGAATCCCTGCTGAACCTGATGTAATGAAACCCGACTCAACAACAGTGTTTAGCTTCCCTATGAAGTCACCTAAGAACGCAGTAACTCGCACTGACATGACAGCTATTGAGCAGCTTGAACTGTGGCTCACATATCAGCGTCACTGGTGTGAACACAAACCTTCAGTCACTATCTCCGTCAAAGAGAATGAATGGATGGCTGTAGGCTCTTGGGTGTACAAACATTTTGATGAGGTGTCAGGTATTAGCTTCCTGCCATTCAGTGAGCATACATACCAGCAAGCACCCTATCAGGATATCAATGAAGATGAGTATAAAGAGTTCTTGACAAAGATGCCAAAGAATGTAGACTGGTCATTGTTGCGAGAGTTTGAGAAAGAGGATACAACTTCAGGTGGGCGTGAGTTAGCCTGTACTGCTGGTGTATGTGAAATAGTTGACATCGAAGCAGCTTAGTGTTAAGTTAGTGTGGAAGCGTGGGGATGGTTGGATACAGTTCAACCCCCCACGTAGCCATCCTAGTTATGAAGAGTGGCAGAAATTAAAACAGAAAGAAAAGGAGAATGAAAATGAATGACGAAAAACAAATGATTACTATTGACGGTAAAGAGTACGACTATGACGAACTAGAAAACAATGAACAGTATCTAGTGAATCAGATTCGTGACTTAAATACGAAGGTTGCTCAAGCACAGTTTGGTATTGACCAGTTACGAGCAGCACAAGATGCTTTCACCAAGATGCTAGTGGCTTCGGTGAACGAACCTAAAGCTGAAGAAAGTGAAGACAGTGCGGCGTAACGGACTAAGCAAATATGATGCACCCTTACGTATTCAATTTGAGTGGGGTCAGGAAGCCTTCAAAAAAGGTAGACTGACCTGCCCAATTGATTCAAATACAATGCAAGCAAGGGAGTGGCATAGAGGTTGGAACACTGCCTATCATGAGAATCTACAGAAGGTACTACAAAATGAACAGGCTAGAGGAAGAAGCTAAACAGTGGATGAAGGAGAAACAAATGAGTGGCATTACAGCATCACTATACCAACAGAAGGCATGTAAGACAGCCATCTTCCCAAAAGAAACAGCCCTAGCGTACTTGACGTTAGGACTGGCAGGTGAGGCAGGTGAGATTGCTAACAAAGCTAAGAAGCTAATACGTGATGGGGATAACCCTGCTAAACGTGCAGAGATCACGAAGGAGTTAGGTGATGTCTGTTGGTACATTGCTGTACTGGCACAAGAGTTAGGAGTTAATCTTGGTAAGGTTATGGAAGACAACATTGAAAAACTTGCAGACAGGAAAGCTAGGGGTATGCTTCAAGGTTCTGGGGATAATCGTTAGGTATACACCGTTTGTGATACTTGTGTGCTGGTTGTTTTATGCATGTAGCATGGGATTAGCTAACGATATATGTGATTGCATATAAAAGAGGGGGCTTAACGGCCCCCTTTTTAGTTTATCTTAAATCTAGTATTTTCTCATAGAATCTACCAAACTGCGTAAGTACTTCATAATCATAGAACTCACCCTCTTTTGGTTCACCAAATCTTTCGTGATACTCTTCATAGGCTTTACGTTTGGCAACATCACCTAGTTTCTTAAATGACTCACGTTCCATCGGGTCGAAACCATATCTATCCTTACCAGAAGACTTAGCCATTAATCTAACCAAGTCCATGATGTCACCCTTGTAATCACTAATTACATTCTTAATATACAAGGTCTGTTCATCTGCTGGCATATTTTTGTACTTTTCACTTTTTTGAAGTGTAGGCACAATATAGTCTGTAGCATACTCACCAATTAGTGTGTTAATTAACTGGTCAGCTTCAGGTACACCTGTCTTAGCTGATAACACACGTCTTGTTATTTTTAGCCTCGCCATCTCATTTTCTAAGAAATTACGGCGTTCTTTAAGAAGCGCACCTGTAAGCTGCCTTGTAATAGGCAACTGCCTACGCATAGGCTCTGCCTTAGATGGCACTTCGTATATTTCAGGTGCATTGTAGCCAATATGTTCAGCCAAATACTTTTCTAGTGCATAGTTTGCTGGAATACGAGCAAGTGACTTGTTAACAATCAAATCAAACACGTTAGATGTTTCAGTCTGTCTAACAATTAATTCATCATCGGGTGCAAGGAAGGTGTTATACAAATCCTGTCCTGCCGTAAGTGGTATGGTAAATGTACTAACTACGTTTGCACCAAAGTTAGCAGCAAGTTTTTCTGCTTTATCGCCAGCAGTTAAATCGTCTTTAAACAAGTCTTCTAACGCACTATCTATAGCATAAATACCAAATCCAGCACGGAACTGTGTACCTGTCAGTGCCTGAATTGAATCTGTCAAGAAACTTCTGTCGCCAAACAATGGATCATTATCACGATAGCGTTTCATCATATCCGCTACAAATAGATAAGGTGCAGCAGGGAAGAAAGGACGCATATCAAACGTCTGCCCATTATCCATCTTATATTCATACCAGTTCTCACCAGCGTTTTCACTGCTTCTAAAAGCATACGCACCAGCAAGCAATCCTGTGCCTACAAGAGCCTTTGACACTTCTTCATAGTTGTTTGAGTCTTTAGCAAATGAACGTGCGCCACCCTGCAATAAATACATAGGTGAGTACTCATACGTAAATCGCATAGCATTTGCAATAAACCGGGGGAACGGTACTAGAGATGTTGTTAGGAATGGTGCGCTGTGAATACCCTGAATGATAGCACGTGCTGTTGGGCTACTAGGTGAACGCTGATAGGTAAAGTACAAAGCATCTTCGACTGCCTTATCAAGTGCAGTTTTACCCTCTTTTGTACCGAATACAGAATTAAATTTACCCT